GCAGAGGAGTATTCTCTACCCTTTGTTTGTATTTCAACTAAAGTAATCTTTCCGTTTGTTACAATTGGTTTTAACTCAGCATCCTTACCAGTTTTAATTTTTACATCTACAGATTTTTCAAGATTTAATATGTCAGAACCATAACCAGATCCTTTATCATATAATAATATATCGGTAATAGGTCCTCTAACAACAGGAGTTGCAGTAATTATTCCTACACCTGTATGTGCTAATTCATATTTTAAATTTAAAATAATATCTGGATATTTAAATACTTGGAAACCTGTTCCCTGATTTGAAAACTTAATATAATCTTTTCTTTCAAATTCCGTTGTTATAGTCCCACCAAGACCAGCATTTGTAATTCTGAATGCATCATCATTTATTTTTAATACTTTATAAAAATTAGTAGTGGTAGTGATACCAGTTGCTGTAGATAATCCAGAAATTGTAGTTGGTAGTGTTGATCCTATACCAACAGCAGTCGCATAAACAATATTGTCACCATTCTTAAATCCATGATTATCAAAATGAATAGTATTTGTTATAGTGTTAATCCCTGTTGGTTTTACAAATACCTGTCTATTTTCATATCCACTTCCACCATCTATTACACGTATATCTTTTAAAGTTTTTTCATCATTATATAACTTAAATTTATGTACACCTATTTTATTAGTTGTTGTAAATCCAACAGTGTTTATACCTGCGTTTAAATCACCAAGAGTTTGATACAATTTTATTGTACTTGTATTTACAATTTCTGGATAATAAGTTGCAGTATTTACAAGAGTTGTAGTACCTACACCAACAACAGATGTTCCTGCATCTGATCCAGTAAACGAACCTATACCTAAAGGTGGATTATCATTTCGATCATATACAAGTGGTTGTCCATTTATAAGATTATGTCTATCTTGGAAAGTTATAGTTTCATCTACATTATCTACCCCACCAGAATCTGAAATTAATCTAGCATCAAAACTTATTTCTCTTTTTCTCTCAAATAGAACTGGTTCTAATATAGCACCATCACCATTACCACCTTCGATAGTTGCAGTTATCACTCTATTGATACCAAAGTTCTGTGGATCAACTTGAATATCACCTATACTGCCTGAAAGAACAGGTCTAATTAAAGCAGTTGTATTTCCAACACCTGGTCCTGATAATGTTATTTCTGGTGGATTTATTACATCATAATTTTCTCCACCGTTTAATAATGTAACTCTATCTAATGGTCCAAAATAAATTTTATCTTCTGATTTATAATTTGTTACTTCAACACCATTAACTAATAATCCTGTTGATCCTGGTGTTGTTTTAATAGATGTTGAATTTGATAGATTTGGGTTAAGAGGAAACTTTTTAAATAATTTTTGAGATGCTATCTCTTGTTCGAGTATTCCAACTAAAGAAAAGGTATGTGTGCCAGATCCTGGTTGTAATGCTTCAAATTCAATAAAATCATTTATTGGAATAAATGATCTGGAACGATATAGTCTTATTTGGTTCGTATTTGATAAAACTTCAACGAAATATGAACCTTCTGGTAAATTTGGTAAGACTGTACCTTGTGCAGTATAAAAAACTTCATCACCAGTTATAAATGGAACTGGATTTGGAAAAGATATGATACTATATTTTAAAGTATTTGGATTATATCCAGAATTTGGTAATTCATTTCCAGCAACAGCTTCTGGTATTATTGATTTTGGTAATTGTGTAGTTATTTGATATGATGGTAATGAATTAGATGCAACATAAAAATCCTCGTCCATATCATTATAAACATTGGTTACATCTGATGTTAAAATATTTTGACCAAAATCAATATCTGTTGCTGTACTTGAAACACGATTAATAACTCTTCTTAAATCATACTCACGATTTGGATCTGGTAATGTTGTAATATTTGATAGTAAAGTTAAATTGTTTAT